ACATGCATATTGATTTTTCTACAACTTAATTGTTGTGGTTTTTCAAAATACCTCTCTTACCGCGTTCTTTAATTAGTCGTCGTTCGTTTGGTATTCACCTGGACTCCCCCTATTTCCCTCTACCTTAGTATTTTATATATTATCATTTACTCTCTACCTACTTCCTAATTTCTAATTCTATTGCGTCTTATTTTCCGTAATCGTGCGTTAGGTTACGTCGTGAATTTTTGTTGACTTTTTGGTATTAAATGTGTGATTGCCCCATGTTGACATTAATTGTCATATCAATTTACCATCTGGCTCATAATTATGATCGATACATAACACCAATCTGGGCCTCCAGTGGACATGTGAATTGACGGCTTCCCAGTCGATAAATTCGAGCTCATAACTCAAACATGCCTGATTCTGGAATTTTTGGTGTCTCATAACGCGGTTCCAGCAGAGTGCGAATGAATGAAAATGCAAGTATGACAATAGCTGTAAAGAAGTCGACCCTATACACTTTAGGATAATCCGCTTGGTAGTGCTATCTCAGGAATGCGAGGCGGCCGCCTATGACCATTCACAGTAACCACACCACAGTAACGATAAGAAAGCTGCTTTTGAAGTTCAATATGCAAAGGTGGAATGACATTCAGGAAGACGTCTATGTCGTGGGCCCCCCTTTAATGGCTAAGCCCTAGTAATAAACTCATAGATTTTCATGCGGTAGCTTCCTAGTCCGTGGAAATTCATGGCCCAATGTCTCAATTAATTGCCTCAGTCCGCTCGTCCGCTCGTACCTATGCCGAGGTCCTCATGACCCCGGCGCCGGTGTGGTCTCTCCCACCGAAGGTCGTTAAGGTTAAACGACAGGTCATTAATGACCAGATGTTCAAGCCGCTTGACATCGATACTCTTCTTAAGGCTGTACCTTACATGCCCAAGTCCAAAGAGTATGGTTACCAATTCGTTCCCAAATTGGACCCTCCTTTACCTATCAGTTCGGCCCTGAAAACTGATATGGATTGGAATTCGCTCCCTCGCTCTACGAATATTGCGATCATGATCCGTGGTCGTACTATACCTCTGTCCGAAGTGCTGAATCAACAGTATACGATGAGCCTCCCAAGTCATCCTATACTGCGTACCCAAGTCACAGCAAAAATCAACAAAATGAAAAGCCGATTTCATGTGAAGAAGAAGATTGCTGTACCCATGAGGGATGAATTCATCCTTCCTCCACAGGCTCCCTCTGAGCCTAAACGTTCCCCTAAAACCACTTTTAAAAGTGGTCCGTTTGTTGCGAAGTCTCGTGATTCCATCAAACGGCTGCTCCTGACCCTTAAAAAGTACCGTGTGATGTGGTACAAAGGTGTATTATATAATCCATCGAATGTTGAATCAATGTTTAATCTCATGCAAATTGGTGAATATGATTTGCGTTCAATATTTGATTGGAAAGGAAAGTCCCCTCAAGAAAAGAATATAGCATATGTCCGATGGTTACGTCGAGATCCTTATCGAATTACCATGGCACATATAGCCTCCATAGCTGGTGAGTATCCGTGTTTATCACATGCTTACAAGTTATATCGATTTCGTCCCATTGATCCTAATTTTTTTATGCACCCACAAGGGTGGCAACACTTTGCTGTACGTGCGTTAGCTGGTGCTGCTGGTGCTACCTATACTATGCTTACTGGTGATTTTATCACTGGTGGCTTAGTAACTGCTAGTGCGTTGTATGGTGCTGATATGAGTGTCAATGTTGCCCAAAAATTTTATGTTGAAGCCGATAAAAGAAATTCGAATCCCAATTTTAAATGGACCCCTACTGGTATTATTAATTATGTTAAAGATGCTGTATGGTCTGCATTACGTGACAATGTAACTACTGGTCTTATTTTCCCTGCTCTCAAGAAAGGATTCAAGTGGTTTGTAATTATTTATTTTTCATTCAAGTTGATTCGTTATATTTTGCCCCGGAAAACCAAAGAGATGTTATGTGATATATTTTGTGGTGTGTTTCCATTTTTGAATCCTGCAATGTTTAAACGAATGTTCGATTGTTATTTTGACGGTCCCACGATGCCTGTTGCTCTCGCCACTGCTACCCCTCAAGATCATTTTGTTGAACAGATGAGTGTTGATAATACAGTGTACCGATTAGTCCCACAAGCGAAAGAAACTGATACAGAAGGAATTTCAATGAGTGCTGTTGCTGAGTTTTGTTCGACATTTTTTAAACCTGAGAAGAAAGTTACTTTTAGTTGGATTGTTGAAACATTACCTAAGTTCCACCGTCTTGGTGAAGCCATCAAATGGTTTGTTACCCATGCCAAACGATTGTATGCTTATATTTATAGTCAAATTACTGGAGATCCCATTCCCACAACCCCACTCGAAACAGAGATACTCGATTTGCAAGAACGCTTTCTGAAGATGGAATACGCCTCAACCCAAGAAGGAGGTTGGGGTGGATGGTATCGGAAAAATCAAGATAATGTTACTCAAGCAATGTTATTTCAATCGTCAATTCGTTCGTTAGGTGAAGCCTTACTTGTCACAAATTCTGTTAACCCGCTGATACGATCTGTTATGGAGAAGTTGCGAGCTAATGGAATTAAAATGCTACAAGAACAGGCACGATTTGACAAAACTGCTGAACCTCGTCCTGTGCCAACCTGGATAAATTTCTATGGTGCACCTGGACTTGGTAAAAGCTCTACTGTAACAGTTTTGATGGCCAATCTGAAACGTCGCATTCATGAGAAACTACCGTCCGATACTCGTTATGCATTACCTTTTTCCCATTCAGATGTTTTCACTATTAATCAAGCAGAGACTTATTGGGATGGCTACAACAATCAAACATTTTTGTTAATTGATGAAGCCCTCCAATCCAAAGATCCACAACTCATTGCGAATTTGACCCTCAATCTCATGACTTTTGTTTCCCCTACCCCGATGAACGTTCCTATTGCTGATTTAAATAATAAGGGAGCTCGACATTTAAATGCTGAATTCCTTATTACCACACGAAATCAAGCGATCCCCCAAGATTTGAAGATTAATAATGAAGAAGCTTTGTTGGAAAGACAAGCTTTAACGTTAGAGATCACTCGCCACCATTGTGAATGTCCCAAAGATAAATCATGTCCTTTCAAAATCGATGAGATGTTTTCACTGGAGTTTTGGCAGCAAGAAATTATTTCTAAGAAGGAATCTAGTCGTGTACAGATCTACATTGACAATGTTAAACGTACACGATTAACCCTTCCGGAAGTGGTAGAAATAGCTGCTGACTTGAATGTGAATAACAAAAAAGTTTCCCAGAAACCAATCCCCATATTGCCAAATGCTGAATTTACTAATTTGACTTTTGCCCACCCCCGGTATAAAGTACAGATTGGTGAGTTACAACCATCGATTAAGAATAGTTTGGCTGATAGGAATTTTAAGCCATTGGTGTACCAAGCTCGTCATACGTCCGTTCGTCTAGTTTTTGTCCCTTTCCGTGATTCAATTTTGCAACAACAAATTGCGTTGAGTTGGTATCCAACTCGACATAGTCCCCCCCATGAAGCTCTCCATTCTATTTATTATTTATATATAGCCAACCTCAAAGACATGTGTGAAGAAGATCGATTTAATTATTGGCGTAGTGTTAAGATGAGTCTTGATGATATAAAGGAAAACTGTGAACCAGAGTTAGCACGTCTAATATCTGAAGTCTTTGACTTGGATGTTTGGACAGTGTTAAAACATGGTGATTTCCCTTTGTATGATTCTGAACTATGGCATAATTTTAAGTTAACTTTGCCCCCCAATGCATTGTACGATGAACAAGATTTTGATGATGATTCTGGTGAGATGTATGAAGAAGAAGAGAGAATGCATGACACCGAGGTCCAAACTGAGATCGATGAGAAGTTAACCCGTTCCGTTGAAACCGAAACAAGCGAATCCCATGCACCCCCTGTTTACGCTCCGAGTCCTGATACTGAGCAAGAACTGTTACGTTATTATATTTGTCAATTTCATCCTGGTAAACTCAATCAAGTTAACCTGGAAATGGTGACCCGATTCATACCTCTCGTTCGTTGCAAGATTTTTGAGTTATCTGAAGTAGTTAGGAATCGTTTAATTACAGAATGGAAACGAAACCCGACTTGTCACATGATTCAATTTGATTGCTATAAGTTTTTTTTTGATGTTAACGATTCGATTGCCAATTTTGAAGACTCTAAAGATACCCGTTATCATTTAGATCATCCTGTCTATACAGCGTTTGATACGTTTATGACTGGAGATTATAAGAAACCGTGGTATCAAGATGTCCTGCGAATGAAGAAGTCCCAATATGTGCAATTCCGAGAGAAACATCCTGAGTTTAAACATTATACAGATAGTGAATTGAAACGGTACCATAGTTGGTATTTGTTTGGTACTATAGCTGCCTCAATAACTGTTCTACTTGGTGCGTTAACCGTACTAATTGGAATAGGTGCTGCAATTCATTATGCTGTGTGTGCGTTTTTTGAAGCCGATCCTGATCTCGAACCTCAATCTGGTACTTTTAGTGGTAACGTTGCCACAAAAAAGACTACCATAATCCGACCCAAACCTGGAAAAACTGTTGTCATATCTCGAATGGTTCCACAAGGTGCTGTTGCTGATTGTACTGGTATTGAAAGTGTCTTGCGACACAATATACACCAAGTGCATTTCGGTACCTTACAAGGTTATGTTGTTGGAGTTGGCCACCAAGTGGTCCTCACTAATAGACATAACGTCGAGAATATGACAGACGATGATGATATAGTTTTTGGAGCTGATTCATTAGGTTCACTCACTGCGTTTCGTTACGGAGATTGTGTGCGACTTGATGGAAAGAATCCGAATATTGTGTTTATTGGTTTGCCTGGTTGTCAGTTTTTCCGTAATATCAGTAATTTTTTCCGTGATACTGACATTACAAATTCCGCCCCCATTCACCGCATGATGCTAACTAAACAGGTTAAGGATAATCGCTTGATGATAGAACGTCAGAAGTTTACCTCCCACAATTGGGAGAGAACTACTGAACCTATATTAGATTGCGATATTTTAATCTGGAATATGCCCAATGAGAAAGGCCTATGTGGTTTACCTTACTATGTTACTAATGTACGTACTGGCGAACACATTGTAGGTATTCATGGTGCTGGTGATGGCGCAGAGCAATCTGCTGCTACTGCTGTGTACCGTGAAGATGTGGAATGGGCTATTCAAGCTTATTCTACTCGATCCTCATCTCCGTATGCTGATGTAACCCCTCGTGTTCCTGAAGTTTTAGAAGAATCAATTCCCGCAACTCCTGGTACTCGTCCACTTGGCAAGATGCCAATTGGTTCGTACATGTCTGTTCAATCCAAATTAATTAAGACTGAAATGCATCCTGACAATGTTTTGTCAGATGCATTAGGTACAATTAGTATGGAACACATCCCTACTCGTTCCCCTGCTATTCTCCGACCCCATGATGGAATATCACCAATGTCTATAGTCAATGCTAAATACATCACTATAGGTGACCGTGTTAATGTGTCCGGTCCAATTGATCCTCAATGGATGGCCACAGTTCCATTTCACTTGTTACTACCAAAAGGATTTAATCCCAAGGTGGCTTCAAGATTGATAACCCTTACTGAGTCTATTGAAGGTGGTGATTTTATTCCCGCCCTCGAGTTAGATAAAAGTAGTGGTTATCCTCATGTCCTGTATAATAAGACCCGATCCGATGTTTTGTATGGTAAAGATGGTAAGCTTTCGCAAGAGTTTTTATCTGAATGTATTCGTGTTGAGAAATTGTTAGAAACAGCCATATATCCTATGGTTGTTGTTGATGCTCTCAAAGACGAATTGATTTTGGATGAAGATATTGCTAAAGGCAAAGTCCGTCGATTCTGTATTTCTGAACTTGTTCATACTGTGTTATCCCGTCGCTATGGTTTTTGGTTTCTGCAAGAAATGTATAAACGTCCTTATGAAACACCAATTGCAGTTGGGTTGAATGCTCATTCTGTTCTAGAATGGTCTTTGCTCTTTCAAAGACTTACTAAGAACAATACCCAAGTGTTGGCTGGTGATTTTAAAGGTCACGAGTATACTATTCCCCCAGATTTTGTAGAACCATTTACTAAATTATTCGACTATGCGGCACCTATGGTTGAACCATATGCTACTCGTCGAAGAAACTTATTGCGCTCGTGTTTTAATGTATATCATGTATCTATGTCCCGTTGTTATCAAGTGAGTAAGGGAAACGCATCCGGGAATCCTTGGACTCCCGTTTACGCTTCTTTTGCTACCTATTGTGTATACTATATATCATGGCTCGCTCAAGGAAGGTCGTTAGAGGATTGGCGGACTAATGTGGAATTATCACTGTATGGTGATGACTCCGTTGTGTCTGTCAAGAATGCCCCTGAATATAATATGAAGTGGGTTTCAGAAGTAGCTGAATCGATAGGGATGTTTTATACGTCCTTTGATAAGAAAGCTGATTTTGAAGCCACTGCATCGATATATGATGTTGAATTCCTCAAACGTTCCTTTGTACAACGTGATGGTGTGGTCTACGCACCATTACGTTGGTCCTCGATAATGGAAAGTCCTATGTGGATTGATAGAACCTCGATCAATCCTAAGATGGATATGTCCCAGATGTGGAATAGTGTTTTGCTTGAACTCCGACACTATCCTCGCGAGTTGTATGAGAAGTATTACAATCTCGCTCGAAGATGGAGTGCTCGTGTTGGTGCAACAGTAGTTTTTCCAAATTGGGAAACTGCTCATGCACAGCACTTGTACTTGGAAGCATGAGTTGCTTCCGGGGTGCGACCCGTTAAGTCGCCGCGGTTGTACATACCGTATTGTCCTCTACAATAGAATGTGCTGGTCTGGTTGGACCATGAATGCAACAACCAAAAGAGTGTGAAGCTGCTAATAGATCACTCGATTCCTGATAGCCTAGAATTTACCGGTTTTAGGCCAAATCACAATTCGGTAACGCAACAACTAATCACTTCTGAGACCACTGCTATGCAACAACTCAATTCTGATATTACTCCGATCCCTATGCAGACAATTAGTACGACTATGTCTGACACTGGAAACACCACAGTTATCCAACCTATGAAATCTATATCTCAACAGATTCACCCATTACCTGATCAGACCCCTCTCAGGATGATGGAAAGAATGTTTGATTTACAGACGATTACTTGGACTGTAGGTGCTGCTGCTACTGTTGCTGGCCCTCTAGTAACAATTGACCCGTTTTTACTGCTCTTGCAACTTCCTGTTATACAAGATGTTGTTAAGTGGTATCAATACATGCGTGCTGATCTTGAGATACATTTTCGGCTGAATACAAACCAGTTTTATGCTGGTGCTTTAGCCTTGAGTGCATGTCCTATGAACCCAGCTTTTAACCTTACTAACCAACAAGTTCGTAGTTGGCTAGGTATGAAAGTTATGAGTGCATCTCAACAAGATACAATTGTATTGACTTTACCATGGTCTTTCCCACAACGCATGCTAACTGTAGCCGGTTTGACAGCTGGTGAATGGGCCTCACAATGGTCAGTCTATGTTGATATTTTATCACCATTGGTTGCTTCATCTGCGTCCCCAACTAATATCGATATATCTGTATTCGGTAGATTTACCAATGTACAATTAACCTTCCCGTATCAAGAAACTGATGCGCTTAGGATGCGAAATAGTTGGAGTGTGCTCCATCGCCAATCGAATATGGCATCAGTGATACCTAAAGCTGCGCCATACCGCCCCAAACGTCAAGTCGTGCGTGTCTCGCGTGCGTCCCAAGATCCTGTGTCTGAAGCACAGTCTCCCAC